ACACGACTGGACCAGTTAACCGATTCCAGTTCCAGCACAGTAAGACTGGTCCAGTCGATAAAGTTGTCTGTGCTCTGGATTTCGAGACTGGGATTGAACAGTGTCAACATCTGTTCCAACAGTTGTAGTTTCTGATTGGTGTTGGAGGTCCAGATGTCAAGATTGATAGTTAATTGATACGGAACCGGCATCAGTCGTTCTATGGTAAATGCATTGCCTTGTGTGGTTTCGTAGGTTTCAGTGGAGGTATCGTAGGTCCGCTGTCTTACCGATACCTTGCTTACATGATAGGGTTCTTGCATGCGCGGCCGATCATAGTTCAGTGCTGCGATGTAAAAGGTCATCATAGGCGTAGCAGGCATGGAATTTTTGCTGTTTTCCTGCAGTATGGTCTGGGCCTGGCGGCTGGCATCCCCGTAGCGCACAGGCACACGTATCAACGCAGCAGCATTGCCATCTTCATCTCTGCCATATTCGACCTGAAAGTTGCTGACAATGCGAGTGAACTGAAGGAGAAATCTGCGTATTTGTTCGTCGTAGAAAAATTGAGATACCATTATTCTTTTTCCATATAAATTCTTTTGCCATCTACAATTTTCCAAGTTTTACCACGAGTACCACTGCGTTCTAATTGGATTTGTCTAATTTTTTCTTTAGCACAATCTGGCATAGACCATCGTCCTTTTATTCCTCTTCCAGTATGAGCTTTACCCTTCATAGCACCACCATCTCGTCTTGTCCGGGTATCGGTACCTAACGCGCGCCGACGTGCATGAGCCTTTCTTTGTGATTCTCGCATTTTTTCTATGCTTTTTGGGTTATGTAATTTGTTGCCACCGGCTTCTCTATTGTTATAAACAACAGCAATTTTTTGATAATGTTCCAACCAGGCCTGTTCTTTTTCGTTTAGCTTGTTGATATTGTTGGCGGCATCTATCACTTTCCACAAAAAATTTTCGATGCCATATTTTCTCACGCTATCATAAAGATAGCTTTTGCGTCCTTTATGCATGTAATCACAATGGGCATACCATCTTATCTTAGGATTTTTTTGAACCGTTTGTCCAATGTACACTTTGTTATTGATCTTGTTAGTAATCTTATAAATGTGCATAATCCTACTCGCTAAATGGTGGATACTTCACATTGGGCTGCCCGGGCTGGGTGCCAGGCCGCAGCCGTGTGGGCTTGTTGCCGTTGTCATTGCCATTGTCCGCACGAGGTCTCAACAGTTCACTCAGGCTCTGGCGACTGGGAATGTTTCCTTGATCAGTAGTGGGCACTGTGTAGTCATTGTTGACAAAACTGCTGCGCAGTGTGTTGTTGTCTGGGCGGTTGTTGAGGTTGGTGCGCACTTTGTCTTCGATTTTGACCCAGCGGTTACCATTGAAACGGAACAGCCTGTTGGGGAAATAGTCTAGACGTAGGCAAAAATCTCCGCTGCTGGCATTTGGGGGGAAAGTCACACCAGTGCTCACAGGCAGTCCATTGGGAGGAATTCCGTCTCCGGTGAGATATCCAACAGTGTATCCGTCGGCACGCGGGCTGACTCCCAGCCCGTCCTGCTGATCGTCCACTGTGATCCCGCTGTCGGCCGTGAGACCTGCGGGATCTGCAGGTTGACCATTGGCCCGGGTAGCCAACACATAATATTTGGATACATCATAGCCTGACAATGGAACTTCAACATCGGCCTGAGTCAGTATGGCATCGTTGATTTCTTGATCCTTGGGTCGGGTACTGAATTGGTCGCTCTGCATTGGAGGAACATAGATCTGCCAGAAAGTATTGTTGGTGATGTCGGTTCCGGCCGGAACATTTTGACTGGCCTGATAGTAGGTGTTTCCGTAGTTTACGATGGACCCGCCGGGATAAAAATTACCTGGATCCCAGATCTGTTGAGAAACCACGGGTTTTTTGAGTATGTCAGCGTATTCCTGCGCGTTGGTCAAAGGCGTGGCTTTGACTCTCCATAGGTGCGGTAACCAGGTCTGGCTGAATCCTTCCGATGCATATGCAGCATCTTGTATCACGTAGTATTTGGGCAGCGGCTGGGCAATATTGGCATTGAGAGGGTAATAATCCAGCAACGATGGTATTTCTAACACGTCACCGGTCATGAGTTTGCGGCCAAAGGTGTCGAGCATGTCGTTGAAGTGGAATGTGATAAACAGTGTGTCGTTGTTGAGAAACAGCCCAAACTGGGTAAGGTCAAAATCCACGTCCGAGGTATTGAATACTCCGCGCATGACGTAGATGTCGTTGTCGTAGCGCCGATCACGGTTTTCCAACAGCAGCAGATCCTGTATGTGCAAGGGCGACAGCGTGTCATAGATTGGCTGAGTGGCATCACCTTTGCTTGACAGGGCAGAATCTTCGCCACTGGTGTCAGGTCCAAGAAATTTGTGCACATAAACATCTGCTCCGCCCACTGTGTACATTTCTGAAATGGTGCGATCGAGAAATTGATAGTCGCGAGTGCGATTGGAGCGATAGAGACTGAGCCTTGGCATAACACTATTTACCGAGTCGGCACTTGACCAGAAACATCACTCTGAGTATAATTACCATACTGTTGATAGGAAGGGACCACAATGATCACCACAGTTGCAAAATTGAAGCCAATGAATCCCGGTACCGCAGATGTCAAGTACACTGGCATCGAGCCTTGCTGGGAGCAACAATCTCAATACGGCGATCAAGTGAGCCGTCTCACCAAAGCATTCAGTTGGTATAACTACCACTACGGACGCAAAGAGGCGCGAGACATCATCACGGCTTATCTCGAACATCAAGAACGCAAGGACGATGTCAAGAATTTCCGCAAAGTGGGCGACAACGATGTCAACCTTACCGCGGCCTGGCTCTGCCGCATGAGCATGCTGGGTCTGGTGTTGACCGAGCAAGAGCAACAACAGTTACAAGATCGCATCGACTGTATGTTGAAAACAACCATGAACCAAGCGGCCGTGACACAAGAACCACAGACCGTCGTGGACAAACCCAACATCCAGGAACGTCTGCGCGAAAAAATGATCGAATGTGCTGGCGAAATCGAAGGCATGTTCGATGATTTCCTTCTGGGTGGTGCTCGGATCACCGCGGAACACAAGCCCGTGAACCTGCTGAGAAGCAAAAATGTAGCCCCAAATCTAGTGGCAGAAATCGCCACGCTGTGGCAAGCGCGACTGCAAGAAATCGTACAGGTCCTGGGCGGCCAGGATGATCAGCTGACCGAGGGCTGGAGCAACTATAGCAAAGCTCAGTTGCGGTCAATTGAGAAATTCTGCGAGTCTGTGATCAACAATTGCAGCGCCTATGTGCAGATCAAGAAAATCGAAACCAAACCGCGCCGCGCCAAGAAAGTTTCTCCCGAACAACGTGCTCGTAAGTTTCGTTGTGCTACAGAAATCGAGGAGTTTGGAGTCAAGGGTCTACCGGCCACTGGACTGGTCGATTGCTCGGAAGCATGGTTGTATGATGTCAAGAAACGCAAGCTGATCCATGTGGTAGCCGACAGGCACGTGGGGCGATTTACCATCAAAAACAACATGTTGATTGGTATCAGCCCGGCTGATACCCTACAAAAAACTCTACGCAAGCCGGCAGAAATAGTCAAGGCGATTGCAGCAGCAGGCAAACCTGCTGCCCGCAAGATTTTTGCAGAACTTACCACGACCGGAACCCAATTCAACGGCCGCGGCAACGAACATGTCGTGATCCTCAAAACCTGCTAAGTATTGGTCTAATGACCAAACCATATTTCAGCAAGATAGAATTTTACATTACCAATACTTGCAATCTCACTTGCGAGCAGTGCAACCGATTTAACAACTACAATTTTCGTGGATGGCAACGGTGGAGCGACTATGAAGCAGAATATCGCCGTTGGTCAGAGCTGATAGATCTTAAGGCCTGCAGCATCATGGGCGGAGAGCCCCTTCTCAATCCCACCATCGTGGATTGGGTACACGGAATTAATGATGTTTTTGGTATCGAAGTACAGATACTGACCAACGGCACGAGATTTTGTCAGGCGCCACGCGGACTCTACGAAGCTATTGCATTTGCCAAACCCAAATCAGGGTGCCGCAATTCCATCGCAGTAAGTCTGCACAATCTCAATGATCTAGCCGAAGTAGAAAGCGACATCTGCCAGTTCCTCCAGGGCCCTATTACCCAGATGACACAAAAACCCGAACAATGGGGTTGCGATCATCAATATGTGGATCGCAACGGGGTAATGGTCAATGTCTACTATCAAAACACATTTTGGACTGCCAGTGTGCAACGATCTGCAGACGGTGTTTATACTTTGTTTGACAGCAACCCGGCAGACGCACATCAAGGGTGTTCGTTTGTAAAATACAAAAGTTATCATTTCATCGCAGGCAAACTCTACAAGTGCGGTCCTGCTGCACTCATGCCCGAATTTGATTTGCAATATCCTTTTGACATATCCGACCAAGATCGGGAATTGCTACACAGCTATCGCCCCTTGACTCCTGACAACTTTGAGGACTATTGCGGAGAATTTCTGCAGTCACTGGAAAATCCCATTGCCCAATGCAAATTCTGTCCAGTGGTCAAACACGCAATAAAAATTGCACCGGTACGCAAAGGTTACAGGCAATAAATACCACACCGGAGCCCGCCATGGAACAACAGCAAGACTCGCTGTCAGAACTTAAGCAAAATCTCATTGAATATGTGAGGCTTCAACTGGGCGATCAGATCATCGATCTTGAATTAGATCCTGCACACTATCAAGCAGCCTATCAAAAAACCATAGGTACCTATCGCCAACGTGCACAAAATGCATATGAAGAA